CCGAGAGGATGATCTTTGATGCCGATTTGATGTTGGCGGGAACAATGGACCTCATCGCAGAGATGGATGGACAGGTATGCGTATTCGATTTTAAAACTCGGGAATGCAAGGGGGCGGATCCACGGACTAAGACCTACCCCAAAGATGCCATGCAGCTCGCAATCGGAGCTGACATCATAAAGCGTCAGCTAAATGCTGACTACAATTTGCCCATTTATTCGGTGATCATCGACACGGAAACGTGCCAGACGGGTGTTAAACGGTGGACCGAAAAGGCCCAACTGAAACACCTGAAGAAGGCCCTAGCCACCAACCATTACTACAACGTGATGAACGACCTTTATGCCCGTTGAGAAGCCGTACAATGGCGGAGAATGGACGACCGCTCGCATGCGATCATTTATTATGTCCGCCCTCCGCAGGGCCATGTGGCCCGTCAAATATAGAGCCATCCGGGATAGTTATGTTAAGGATGGAACTAACCCCAAAACAGGCCGCAAGTGCCGCCTGCACCGCTGCACAGAATGCGGCGATTTGTTTCCCCAAAATCAAATGCAGGCTGACCACATTGAACCTGTAGTCCCGCTGGGGGGATTTGAAAATAAGGTGTGGCTGGAATACGACTGGAATGAATTGATACAAAGGCTCTATTGCGAGGCTGATGGATTGCAGGCGGTCTGCAAATCCTGCCATAAAGTGAAGAGTACGGAAGAAAGAAAAGCTAGAAATGACTACAGAAAACAGAACGCAATATGAAAAAACCAAAACCACTCTGGGCAAAAAACATTCCCTCACTGCCGTTGTGAAGGGAAAGCCATCAACGCATTGGGCAAACCTATTGCAAAAACATGTGGCAGATTCTCGTATTCGAGGTTGGGCTGCATCAATCATTTGGTGGGCGTACCCCAGTAATATTACACCTACCCGAGGGCAGCTCCTATACGAAATGATGGAGCTATTTAGGCCATCTGTATTTGGTCGGGAACCAGAACTAAACTCAGTGTTTGAAAAACTTGGGTTGCCCAAGCCAGCACACGAAACTTTCCAACCCACACATATAAACAACCGCCAGGCAAAAATCTTGGGCCATCTATGATCACTCTGAATACGGCAGAGCAGAGGCTGGCTAAATTTGTAGCTAAGGCTCGCCATAGGCACAACCGGATCACTGGCATATCCAATCGCCGTATGGGTCCTCAGTCGGATGAGCAAACCGACCTCGAAGGGATTGCTGCCGAGATAGCGTTTGCTAAATACACGAATGTGTACCCAGACCTAGACACTGATGGGGACACTCATCCTGTGTATGATGCTGTACTTCACGATGGTAAGCTGGTTGATGTCAAAGCCACCACTTACACAACGGGACGCCTTATAGTGGCACCCTGGAAGGATGTCGATGCTGTGGATATTTATGTGTTAGTGGTCGGGACATTCCCCAATTACCGCATAGCCGGAGCCATGGAAAGCTATCGGCTGATGCGATCCCACCGCATGAAAAATTTGGGTCATGGCAAAGTTTTTGTTGCCACCCAAGAGGAACTTAAACCATTATCAGAATTATGACCTCCATCACAATCGAAACAAAATATGGCCATTGCGAGGTAAGTATGCATGACGACGATTTGACCATCGATGAGATGATCGCATTGTTCGAGCAAGCATTATCCGGCATTGGATACCACTGGAACGGAAACATCGAACTACTCCCGGACATGGCCATCACATTCAATGACGAATAACGAACTCATCGAACACGCCGAAAAACTGTATGCCGAATTGACCTCAGTGTTGGCAGCAAAAAGTAACGACTACACCGGGGGCGATGGTGCGTTCGCAAATTTCAATATGGCATCCGAATACGGTGTGGATCCATTGGTGGGTTTGTGCATCCGTATGGGCGACAAAGTGAAACGCATCCAGACCTATTGCAAAACGGGCGAATTGAAGGTGTCCCATGAGGGCATCGAGGATGCCTTCAAAGATCTAATCGGATACTGCACTATAGCCCTTGCAATGTTAAACGAAAGAATCTACCCATAAACATTATGAAACCTGAAGATATCACTGACGAACAAGTAAAAGAAAAGCTCATCGAGGTAACATTCTCCCGAATGACAGCCTTCGAGGTGTTTGCTAGTCTATCAACTAGCGCCTTCATCGACTACGCCCATCGGGTAGCCAGGGATAGGGTGCTGAAAGAATGGGAAAACGCCACCGGATCCCAAATTGACGAGTGGAAATCCCAGATGGCTGCTGAGGCGAATGCAGAGGAGAAGGGTGAATGAATGAAAACCTGGAGTTGCTTACCGGGGAGGTTAGACTTTTACTCACTAGCAACGAGCATCAGCCTGAGTCGGTTGCCCCGCTCCTCGGGGGAGACTACCACGGCGAGCTACTTCCCGTATGCAGACGAAATTTAAAAGTGGAGATTGGAGACGATCTTTGGCGTCTGTATAGCTTGCAATTTGGAGATGAGCATATATTGGTTTACAAATATTCGTCCCTGAACGAGGAAGAGCTAACCAACGTCTATACCGTTTGGGCGGCTAGATACAAATTAGAACACGAAGAAGTTTTATAAAAGCTTGACTCCCACTTTTTCATCCACACTATCATCGTTGTTATTGGTTAGTCATCAGCTCCGCAGGTGGTTTTTCAACTTTTTCCCACCTGCTACAAGGGGGACCCGAGAGGGTCCCCCTTTTTTACGTATGACTAACTGCCCGATCCGTAGATGTCGGGCCTGACGATGCTTACTGGCCAGTTGGCAAGTACCGAATCATATCTCTGTCGAGTATTTCCAACCTTTGTAGCTCTCGAATGAGGGGTCTGTTCGATCGCGTCAAGCGGTATGGACCATTTGGGTCTGTTAACCGTCGGAGGCGGTCCTCCTTTGTCATCTTCTTGAGGAGCATTAGCGATGCTGGCATAACGGGATCGCCCCGTCGGGCTTTCCTTTCCATTCGCTTATGCATGTCTAGCAAGCTCCTAATCTCCCGAGGGTCCACTCCTTGCCCACGCATTGCCCGTATAGCCCGGACACGTTGCTCTGGGGTGTCCCCGAGTGATTCATATATCTCTGTCTTAGTGAGGGGTTGTTCGTATGGCATCGGGCTGTAGTAGCCTGTGATACCCTCAAATTTATCGTTGGTAGATAGGGCTGTCTTATCCAAGACGGCCAACGCCTGCTCTCCATCCAATCCCAACACCTTCAAGTTGTTGTAGTGGCCCGTAATCTTCTTCAGGATGCCTTCGCGGTCCTGGTTGAGTTTGACGTAGTTGCGGTCATACTGCTCCTTGATGTCATACTTACGGCTAGTGCCAAGCAATCCCTTGGCATTATTGATAGCCGTAGCATCGGGGGCTAGTCGCCGGGCGGCGTCACGCTCAATGTCATATTCCTCCCAACGTAAGCCCAAAAGACGGCCCACCATAGACCCTACCTCTAGGGCGTTCTCAGTACCCCTCAAGGTTTTGTTCCACTTATCCAATTCCCGCACAACACCCGGCTCAAATGCTGCTTGGATAAATGCATTGGCATTATCCAGATACCTATTTAATAGCCCAGGATCAACGCTGATGTCCCGTCCATTCTGGTCCTTGCCAAACAAATTACTGGATGCCTGGAGCAGGAATGTCCCTTCACCCAAGAAGTTTTCCTTGAATAGCTTTGGCAACACCTCAAGTGGGTCGTCCTTAAGTCCCGAAACAAACGCAGAGGTCATGAGGGTCTGGGGAACCAAGTATTCCGTATCCATATATTTGCCCGTCTTACCATCCGCATTAGGAATGTACAGGAGTCGTTTGCCTCGGTGCCAACTCTTGGCTACTGTTTGGTTCAATGCCAGCTTCTCTTCGTCAGACAGGTTCTTGTAATTATCTCCAAACAAATCCTTGGCCTTGCTTCCAACGATTTCCACTGCCGTTCCTGCACCACCCATGACAATGGAGAACCCGGCTAGTCTCTTCATTCCCATCCGTCGCAATCCAGCTTCCCCTCTCTCGCCAATGTCTATCCCATCAAGACCAAGTTCACCCAACAATCTCTTTGGGTCACTTAGCATCATATAAATATACCTACCTTGATTATAGGTATTACGCATAAGTTCTGCCGTGAAGTTTACGAACGGACTAGCAACACCTATCTGGGAGAGCTTCTTGATGAACGCTGGCACCCTTTCATAATCTTGGAAAGTGTTTCGCACAATGCGCATAGCAGCTCTTTCGAGAGCTTCCTTATTACCCTCTTGGGCTAGTGCCGGGATGGCCTTCTTTAACTGACGCTGAGTTCCTTCCCATGCCATATATCGCATAGTGGTATCGCCAATGTTATACACCTTTGAGAATGGATCGGCTATGGTTTGATTGAGGTCGCCCAATACTCCACGATTGCCAGCCTTCCTGATTTCGCTGGTCAATACGTTGGCACTACCACCGCCTAGTTGTTCGAAAGTGAGCATTCGCTCCAGTCTTTCTTTGCCCTTTTTGCCCTTGCCCAAAGCGGCATTTCTCAGCGAATCAAACTCGGAAAGCCCGAAGCGCATTCCTCTGAAAATATCTCTAGCTTCTGAGACTCCTTCCCTGATCCCAACTGGAAACACGCCAGACGCTATAACAGACGAGAAGTTGCCAATGAAATTGGGTGCGTAGGATGCCGGGTTGTAGATGGTCTTTGATATCTTGGATAGAGCATTCAGACTCTTTAAGTTGTCCAAGACAAAACGACCTACGGCGTTATTCATCAAGTATCCAGCATCCGAATAAAAGATGTCGCGGAGGGCATCGTTTACCTCCTGCGGCACTCGAATATCCCTCATCAGTTCCTTGCCATATGCAGTTTGAGTAAGGATCTCTTCAGTGGCCTCGGTACTATTTATCCCCAACGCCTTCTGGACTGATGGAGCTTTAAATATAGTATTTAGTGCATCATCTGTTTGCAACGCATTGACCAACCTAGATGTCTTATTGATGGTCTGAAAAATCTTTTCTCCAGGATCAGTGATTTCTCCAAGATATTCCCTCAGCTCATCGCTCAGATTTCCTCGGCCTTCTAAGATACCTTGTGCCTGGAATGTTATCTCCTGCTTGTCTGCTGCACGCTGTTGAGCTAGGCTAGGATCCTTCTGTATAGCCCTTGCACTATACCTCTTTCTCTGAGCCATCTCTTTCTTGGCTTGGACCTCGGCTTCCTGTCGGATGGAATCATCCACGTCCACTTTTCTTCTAGCCGCTATCTGCTTGGCTATCCTGTTAGTTTCACCTTCAATGGCTTTCAGTTCAAGCTCCTTACTTGGATTGTAGGTCTTGTCCGCATAGAATCTGTATGAACGGGTTACAAAGTTTTTGTTTTGAATACTTTTACTGATAACGGTGATAACCCTATTCCGTAGCTCATCATCCAGTGATTCGCCGAGATCGCCAGCCAAGTAGCCGATAAGAGTGTTTTGCAATCGCTCCAGCTCCTCCCTATACATCTCAAGTTCTTTGCCCACGGCATTGCGTAGACTTACAGGCAAATCACCCAATGCAGCTTCTCCACTGAGAAAACGATCGATGTTTGCTTCCATATCAATACGATCTTGCGGCGTAAGGCGCGACTTCCTTAAGGCTTTATTAACAGCCGATTCAGCTATTGTAGCGATGCGATCGGAACGATTGCTCAGTTCCTTTATCTCTCTCAGTTCAGTGGCAATTCGATCTCCAATATTCTTGGATGGAAGAACAGTCCTTCTAACCCTTTCTCCCAGACCTCCGACATAATTGCGTAGCTTTTCAGATGGAAGGATGATTTTGAATGCCTTTCGAATGCCCCTACCAAGTGGTCCTGGAACATTGTTCTGGTCAATCTTTTCAGCAACTTCAGCCAGACGTCTAGCATCGTTGGTCTGAATGGTCTTATCTATCAGGGAATCAATGACCTCGCTGTTTTTGTCTTTCCACTGATTATCCAAATCATTATAGTCCTTTAATAAGCGTTCTTTAAATGCTTTGGCCTGTGGCCCATCGGCATTGTTAAACGGCCTAGCTCCGCCAAGGCTATTGATGGATGCCAAGTCGGGATAGACTGTGCCTTTTTCTCTTCCTAGCATTATCCGATCATCAACATCTTTGTTGCGTTTATCGGATGCAGCATTGATAAATCTATCCAGGATTAGTGATGCATCTTCGGAGCGCATAGCCTTGGACAAGTCCCTGTTGATGGCATTATATACCTGGTTACTCATGGCCACCTGGCGTGTATCAAGCCGTTCAGTTAGACCATCTCTGAAAAACTGACTTCGGGTGCCGATAACATCTTTGAAGACATCGGTCTTATCGACCTCTTGCCCCATGATAACGTCTTTAACCTCTTTTCGCTCTTTGGGGTCCGGGAGTGAATTTTCCACCTCGTCTATTGTGCGTCCGCCTAGTTTATCAAACAAACCCTTCTGGGCGGCTACACCAATACCTGTACCCAATGCACCACCAAACACCGTACCTATCGCTCCACTTTGGACAAACTCATCGAATGTTGGGAAACGCTGCTCGTCTATAATGGTCTGTACAGCTTTTTCACCCATGGCTATCCCTCCGCCACGGATGGCTTCCTTACGAGCAAATTCGGCCAATGGCCGAGCAGCTATCTTACCCGTAGTGGTAGCAGCTAGTTTACCTGCACCAGGTATGAGGTTGAGGAGGCCAGAGGCCACCATACGACCAATGGAAAATCCTTCGCCCTCGATCTTTTGGGCAGCATAATTGGATGCCATGCCGCCGCCAATAGCCAACACCGGGATGGATATGCCAAATGTGAAAGGAGCCAATGCATACCCGGCAGCGGATGATAGTCCGCCGCCAACAACATCAACGCCCAAACCGCCAATGGTACGGCCAAGGCCGGGTCCTGTTTCCACAGGTAGCCCGGACATTCCGGTGGCCGTTTGCTGTTGATCCGTTTTGGCTTGGTAAGCTGCTGGTAATCTTGCCATACTATTCTACGGGCGTTACTGTGGATTGATTCCGATTTGATCGCTCGCGACGCAGCCGCTCACGTTCAGTTACTGGTATCATATCACGAACAAATTTTGCGATTTCAGCTGGCAACTCATCCAAACCGTATTGCTCTACAAAAGGAGGCATGTCCAACATTTCCGTCAACACCTCAAGCATCGTACTTTGGGCTTTTGCTTCGGAAGCGTTCTTAGGTTTTCTACCAATACTTTTTAGATCAATGTCTTTAAGTTCTTTGAGAACCGTTTTTTGATTTCGACCCTGCTCGCTTCTTACTCGTTCCTGGGCAAGTTCCTTAGCCCTATTAAAGCTGAAGCTCAAACCTGCATCCTCATAAATTTCTATACGCTTTTTAATGTCTTCGACTATAGGTCCTATGGTTCTCTTCACGGAAGCCATTCCTTCAGGGATCCCGGGACCGGGTTTTCCCGTTACAACTGCTGGAACTCTGGCAGATGATCTTGCTGGACCTAGCTGAGGTCCAGGACCTGTACTTAAAAATTCACGGATGCCACCACCCAAGGGTTTCTGTGAAGTGTCGGTTGGATACCTTGTTCCACCAAAGGTGATAGCAGGTGATACAGAACCTCCAGCAGAAAACAATCTATCCAAAAAACCAGGTTTTTCTTCCTCTTCTCCTCCAAACTCACCTCTGGCAAACCGTCCCATACGATCCTCTTCGGCTCGTTGTTCAACTATGGTTTTTACGCCACTGATAATATCACCTGATACGCCAGCTTCTGCTAGTTGAGATAGATATTGGTCAAACTCAGGAGTGGTCTGTCCGTCTTTCAGAAAGACATCCGTTACTCGGTCTTCTGGGATTTTCTGAAAGAATGATACTGCTGATTCGGAAACATTCGATAGTGGTCCAGCAGCCGCAGGCTGTCCGCCAAACGCAGTTTCACCCGCTGCAACATCATAACCCAAGGTGCGATCGGTCAAATCTTGAACAGCCCGATCGTATTCAGGCGTACCCTTTTCAAACTGCTCATTGATCAACGCCAACCCCTGAGTATAAGCCTCTGGCAACTTCGATTTTTCCTGTGTGGAAATACGCATAATTTGGTTGCCGTAAATCAGGGCTGATTCTCCATTCGGCAATTCCACTATGTCGTAGGCTTTCGAGGGATCCAGTTGATTACGCAAAGATATGGCACGGGCCTGAGCATCTGGATTGAGGCCAGAGAGAATCGAACCAAGTTGATCATCGGAAAGTTTTCCTCCCGCCGATACCAGTTGTTGGAAGGCTTCCCCTTCGGCCTTTTCGGCTGCTAGATCAGCTTCTCTTTGCTTGGCCTGCCTGTCGTACTCACTGATCTGCTTCTGCGTGAGAGCAATTTGGGCGGCAGACTGCTGTGCGAGTCGATCGGCCTGCTGCGACTTCATTCCATATTCAATGACGTTCTCCGCACCAATCAGCTTTACCAGATCGGCGGAGCTGCTAATTCCGGGAACTTGTCTACGGAATGCCTCATCATTCAGTAGCCCTTCGGCCACCTGTTGTGCAGCCTGGTTCTTCTGTTTGCGGGCTTCCTGCTGTTTCTGCTTTTCAAATTGGACGCCCAAGGTGTTCATGAGGCCAGCAGCAGCCTGAGACTTAGCGCGCTGTGCAGCGGCTAGGTTGGTGATAGATGGTGCCAATGCGGCGAGTGCCGTTGGCGATGTTCTTCCTGCAAATGTAGCCATATTTAAACTCCTCGTATTAGAAATAACGGTATGGGTTGTTTTCTTGAGATTGCTGCGGGAAATATGGAGGAGTCCCCAACGCCTGCTGCTGTAGTCCAGCGTATGGTCCTCCACGGAACGCACTAGCTCCTGCTGATAATATGCTTGCCAATACATCAAACCTTCCAGCCTTTCCAGCTTCTTCGAGGGCTTGTTGGTCTAAGGCAAATTGACGTTCCCCGGCTTCTAGCCCGAATATGTCTGTTGGGGTTGGTGTAGCCGCAGCAGCTTGTCTTCCAATATCTCCAGCCAATGCCAGACCAGGTCCAAGGTCGGCAGCTCCTATGGCGGCTTGGGTGAATGGCGACATGGCATATGCCTCCTGTCCAATTAAGGCTCCAGTGGTCTGTCCTATTCCTAGCAAATCCTGCAAGTTCTGTGAGTAGAGGCCACGCTCTTCCTGCATGATGTCCCCTATCTCGGTGGCGAGGGCGGCTGTATCGGCCCCTCTGCCCAATGCCCCAAATCTAGCCCTTGTGGCTTGTTCCACCTGTTGCCTCTCGCGGCCAGTCAAACCCTTATCTAGGCGTTCCTGTGCGGTCTGGAAGGCACTCTGTAGACCTGGCAGTACCGTCTCTCTAGTTTGGGTGAGAGCTTTCATGGGTTCTGTGCCTTTAGCAACAATATCTGCGTATGTCGCATCTGGACCTAGCTCTGGACCAAATATACCCGCCAATGCTTCTCGCTGTTGTCTCGATGCCTCTTGAGCAATATCGAAAGCACTAATATCGTCGCCTTCCATGCCCAAGACTTGTTGGGCGTATGCCGTTTGGCCTGCACCCGTGACATCCGCCATCTGTCGGGCAAACTGGCCCCCCATTCCACCGGGTCCGCCATACACATTGAAGAAATCTTGCAAATCTCTCAATGTACCTTGTGGTGTTCCCGCTTCTGGGTCCGCGACGGCCATAGAAGACGGTATGATGCGACCCATCGGGTCTAAAGTGTATGTTGGTGTGGTGGTGGTGGTTGGATCGTTCATATCGTCGTCTCCTGGTAAATTTACTGGTACTGTAGTTTCTTCGTCGTCGCTTCGATTGTAAGTGATTGCCGCTCCCCCTGCCAGAAACGGACCCATAGGGAAAGATGTGTTAGGTCCTATGCGTATGTTTCCAAATGGGCCTCTTGATCCATATATTGAGGCAGTTCTTCTTGCACCTCTCTTTGGACTGGTTCCGTAAACAGTGTCTGGATAGGCTCCGCCAAATAAAGCATCGAATGCTTCTCTCTCTTCGGCGGTCATGTCATTAACATTGGTGGCCCCTGCACCACCGTAAATGCCTCCTTCTAGATAAGCTGGATCAGTAAATTCTCCAAAGAGATCCATGTCGGCGAAATAATCACCGTATAACTCATCGAAGCCATATAATTCATCTATGCCAATGTCCGAACCATACACGGTGAATGGATCAAGTTCATATACTTGGTCTGAACCCAAATAGAGTTCGTCTTCCATTGTGGGATCTTCTGTTGCCATATTTTATCCTTCCAATACTGCTACCCGAGCTTCCAAAGCCTCGATCTTAGCTACAGCTTCTTGCAATGCTGCGGTCAAGAGTGGTACTAGTTTAGATTGGTCGATGCCCTGATACACTGGATTTCCATCATCGTCTACTTCATCTTTAGTTCCAACAATAGATTCTGGAACTATCGAGCTTACTTCGTGAGCAAAGAAACCATCAACTACTTTGCTAGGTTCTTTAATGAAGTTAAAGCGGTAGGCATTAAGCTGCTTGAGGCGATCAATGCCGTCAGAAATAACCACTTCGTTTTCCTTCAATCGGTAGTCGGATGAAGTGCTATAATTTGTAGAGGTTGTATTGATTACTATCTTGCCAACTTCAGTAGAAACGGCTGGAGGACCGCCTACTCCAGCACCCGTATCTCTAAAATACACAACATTAACGTCAGTGCCAGCCGCAGTAGCGTCTGCACCAATGTTCATGCAGTTTCCGCTACTTCTTCCAACGTGAATAGTTGAACCTTGAGCAGTCTGCTCTATTTCAACACCGTACGTCCCGGCATAATATCCCGGAAGACGAGTTTGGGTTCCACTGATATTATGAAGCACCTCGTCGTCCAGTGTTAGCTGTCCAACGAATCTACCTGTGCCGTTTACGTCCAGTTTGTAGGAAGGTGTACTATCATTGATGCCTACGTTGCCCGTGTTGTAATAGATATCTGACCCAGATGTCGTCCATGGACTAGATCCACC